CAAGTAGTATCGGGGGGGTCACGTTCATCCCCAACCAATTCTAAGAAAGTCAAGCTATCAAAAGAAGATGTTCGACTAGCACAGAAATGGGATATACCGCTTGAAAGATATGCCGCTGAGAAATTAAAAGTTGATAACTCAGACGGTTACACAAATATAAACTAACGTGGGAGAAAAAGAATGACTACACGAAATGAAGTACGTAGTAATACAAGTAGAGAAGCAAATACAAGAGAAGAAGAATGGACCTTCGAGGAGACGGATGCCCTCAAAATACCCGAAGAGGTAGAAGCGAGATTTGACAATGACGGAATGTCATTACGATGGTTACGCATATCTGTAAAAGGCCAAGATGATATCTCTAATATAGGCAAGAAACAACAACAGGGTTGGGTATTTGTCACTCCTGATGAGGTTCCTGAACTTGCAATTACATCCTTCGTAAGGAAAGAAGGCCGTTACACTGGCACAGTCTGTCGTGGAGACTTAGCGTTGGCAAAGATGCCAGCAGGAAAGGTAAAGGCTAGAAGGAAGCATTATGAGAATAAGTCAAATGAAATGATGGATGCAGTAAATGCACAACTCATGAAGGGCAATAACTCTCGTATGCCGATTACAAATTCAAGTAAATCAGTAATAACAAAAGGAAGGCAACCGTCTTTTCAAGATTAAGCTTTTCTTTTATAACTTAGGAGAAACATATGTCTACTACTAAAGCATTTCGTGGCTTTACTCCTGCTCGTATGAAAGGTGGAGGCTACAATAATGAAGCCGTCACTGATATGATTGCATGGTCATCTACTGGCCTTGCAGGAACGCCAACTAACAACATTTTTACTGGAGATCCAGTAGTACTTCCGGGTGCAAACTTTGCAACAATAAGTCCTTTTATTGCTGCAACTTTGAAACCTTCTGGAATATTCATGGGCTGCCAGTATGTTGAAAATGGAGAACAGAAGTTCTCACGTTATTGGACGGGTGGAACTAGTGCCTCAGATATTAAGTTTTTCGTGATTACTAATCCCGATCAAACTTATCATATTCAATGTTCACTAACACTTTCGGCTGCTGAAACTCTAATTGTAAAAAACTACAATGTTACAGTTAGTTCAACAGCATCTTCAGGCAATACCACAACTGGTCAATCCAGTTACTACCTAATGGCTTCTTCAGGTGCAGAGACAGAACTTGCTGCAAGGGTTATCGGTAGGGCGCAATTACCTGACGAAAATGGTACTGACGCATATCCAATCGTGGAAGTTTATCTTAACACCCACCGTGATAATTATGTCACGGCAACAGCATCTAGTGCTTAGTAAGGAGGATTTACAATGGCTATAAATAGAGCTAGTATTAGCAAAGAACTCCTACCCGGCTTAAATGCTGTGTTTGGACTTGAGTATGGGGAGGTTAATAACGAACATGAGCCTCTTTATGAAACCGAAAACTCAGATCGTGCTTTTGAAGAAGAAGTACTATTCACTGGATTTGGCTCTGCGCCAACTAAAGGTGAAGGTGCTGCTGTCAGTTATGATGACGCACAAGAGAGTTATGTAGCCCGTTATACGGCTGAGACTGTAGCATTGGCATTCGCCATTACAGAAGAAGCAATGGAAGACAATCTATATGATACGTTTGCCAAGCTTCGTGCTAGAGGTCTTGCTCGTGCAATGGCTAACACTAAGCAGGTAAAAGCTGCTAACCTATTCAATAATGGTTTCGCTACCACTATTGGTGATGGTCAGCCTTTCTTCTCTGCTGCACACCCAACCATAGCTGCTGGAGGTCAAAGCAACTTAGCTGCTGCTGCTGATCTATCCGAAGCTACACTTGAAACCATTCTCACGAATATCCAAAAAATCTCTGATGATCGTGGTATCTTAATTGGTGCAAGTGCAGAAAGCCTACATATCCCAGTTGATTCATGGGCAATTGCAGATCGTATTATGTCTAGTCCCGGTAACACTCAGACGAGTGAACTAGCGGCTAACCCAAATACGAATGCGATCAATGCCATTCGTCACCTTGGTATGTTACCAAATGGTTACTTCATCAACCGTAGGTTCACAGACACTGACTCTTACTTTGTCAAGACTGATGTACCTAATGGTGCTAAGATGTTTAACCGTACTCCACTTCAGACTAAGATGGAGCCTGACTTCGATACAGGCAATCTTCGTTTCAAAGCACGGGAGCGTTATAGCTTTGGTGTTTCTGATTGGCGTGGTTACTTCGGTAGCGCAGGTTAATTAATATATGGGGGAGAGGTAATACCCTTTCCCTCATTATTATAAGGAGAAGATATGAGTACAAATATTAAAGTAGCTACTAATGCAAGTATTAACGGAGATGTTAAAACTGTATTTAAATATGTAGATACTAACCTAACTTTAGGTAATAACAATGAAGATGTAGATGGTAACTCACTTGGCAGTCCAACAGTAACAAGACTCTTAGCTATACATACCTACTCTACACTAGCAGGTGGTATAGACATTACTGGTGCAAGACAGATCACAAATAAAACTGCAAAAGGATCAGCTATACGTTATCGTGTAGGAGCTTTAGATTCTAATGATATGTATATAGGAGAATTAGGAGTACCTGCTTACGGTGTAGTTTCGTGTAGCACTTCAGGTACTGGAGCTATGCTTCCCCACATTACTTTATATGTAGGTTAGTATGCCGAATTACTCTTACTTAAAGACAGACCTAATCAATACGACTGAGAACGGCTCTACGGAGTTTGCTACTCAGGTGTCTGCTATAGTATATAAGACAGAACTACGTATGGTTAAAGATCTTGATGATGCTGGCTTAACAGAGTATACTAATATTTCTGTGTCGGCTGGTAATGCAGGAACTGTATCTTTAAACGATAGAGCAAGAATTGTTCGCAATGTAAACTACAAAGTAAGCACAGGGACAACAGTTACAAGCCTTCTTCAAAGGACAGTAGAGTATGTGAATGACTACTGGCCTGTAAGTGCATCTACAGGAACGCCTAGATATTACGCAAGGCGTAACAACTCAAGTATAAAAATAGTACCTACCCCAGTTTCAGCACTTACAGTTGAGATACAAACACAGTCATTGCCACTTGCTTTAGCTTCTGCTACAGGTACAAGTGTAACCATAAGTAATTACTTTAGCGAGTATTGTTATACGGCTCTCTTTGCAGGATGCATGGTAGAGTCAACAATGTATATGAAAGATTGGACAACCCTTCCAGTATGGCAAGGGGAATATCAAACCGCAATAGAAACATTACGAAACCAAGCTAGACGTACTAGACAGGATGATATGGCTGTAGCTGCATCTCCTGCTGGTGGTCCAGATACTATAACCCCAACAGCAAGTTAGGAGAATTAAAATGCCCGGTATAAGAAAGAAAAAAGTTAAAGTTAAAAAAATTCCAGAAGGTCCAAGACGTAAAGATTTAGGTGCTACATTTAGGCCCGGAAGAATTAGATCAGATACAACAGGAAGACGTATTAGGAAAGCTGGTGGTGCAGTTAAACGTAAAACAGGTGGTGCAGTCAAACGTAAAGCTGGTGGAACAGTTAAGCGTATGGGTGGTGGTATGGCTAAGAGTAAAAAATATTAACTATGATTAGCCGTAGTTCAGTCCGACAAGAAATTATGAAGCCCGGAAAAAAAAAGAAAAAAATTAAGAAGGTAATGGGTGAGTTTAAGAAAAAGAAGTTAAAGAGTAGCTCTGGTAAAAAAGTTACTAACCGTAAGCAAGCAATAGCTATTGCATTAAATAGTAAAGATAAAAGGAGAAGTTAAATGGGTGGACCGATAGCACAAATTCCTACTCCAGTAGATTTGGATAAGGTACTTGGTAGACCAACAGGACAGGGCTTCGGTGCTGCTCGTAAAGGACCAAGTGTACAAGGACCAATAGAAGCTGTGAGTGATGAGACATATGATAACTGTGTACCTTTTAAAGTAGACAGTGTTAAGACTATAGGTAACTATGGTCAGACAGGAGATTAGGTATGGCATTTCTAGGTAAACTTACAGCACCTCTTAAAAGAGCAGTTATGAAAGCAGGTCGTAAAAATTCTGTTGATAATAAAATTATAACTAAAGCTTTTAAAGACTCTGATTATAAATCTAGACCTAAATTTGTTGATGATGTTAAGTCAGTAGTTTTAGGTAAAGATCCTAATAAAAAAGTAAAAGTAAAAAAGAAGGAAGAGCCTAAAGTTAAAAGAACTCCTAAAGAAGAAAGAGAATTGGAAAGACTAATAGAGCAGCAAGAAAAAGATATGATTGCTGAGAAAAAAAATGAGGTTGGATCTACTGGTGGTCCTAGTGCTGGAGGTCGTCAAAGACTAGCTATACCAAAACCGGGAAGTAAAGGTAAAAGAAAAGTAGCTGATCCACGAAATAGATTACGAAGTGGAGATAAGTTTAGTTCTAAAGAAATAGCTAATATGAACTATGATGAAGTACAAGAAGCTATAGATAAAGGAATAGGTGGTAGTGCGCTTGTTAATGCAACTAGAATGAAAAATAATGTTACTAAAGGCCAGATTGATGAAGTTGAAGGAATGGTTAAAGGTGGTGAACTTTCTATAGCAAGAAAACGTGGTTCATTAATTGGTGATAAACCAGATAAAAAACCAAGTACAAAAAAGAAAAATACTCAGATGGCTTTTAGTAGAAAATTAAGTAAGAAGACACCCCCACAACCTCCTAAGTCACCTCCTGTACGTGGTAAAAGTTATGGTGGTATTACTCCAGTTAAAAAAATATTCCGTAGAGGTGGTGGTCAAGCTTTAAAAGGATTTGGCAAAGCTATTTACTCTAACAAGATGTACTAGTGGTTAATTTAGCTGTAGTACAAACACTAGACTTTAGTAATGCATATAAGAAATCTGTAAAGGAAGGATCTGATGACTACACATTAATAGATACTGATGTTAAGATGCCCAAGAGAAAAGAT